GGTATCACTGTTGCTAAGAACGTTAGACTTGCTCGTAATTACGAGGTTCAAGTTACAAACGAGATGTAATAATAAAAACCTTAGGGTAGTTATAGTTACGGTTACCTTAGTAGCAAGGGGCGGCGAAAGCCGTCCCTTGTTGCTTTTCTCGAAAAAGTTTGTTACTAAAGAGTTAGTTTTTTTGTGAGGAGAATATTTTGTCACTTCCTTTAATAGATAGTATAGTCGCCATTGACCTTAATATGGTGGTAATTAAATTTGGCAAAACGATTAAAATTAGTAGTTTAAAAAATGAAAACTTCATTGTTCAAACAAATGCTGCAACACCATCTGCTGTTAGCAATCCATTTTCACCTATTCAAACCTTGGTTGATTATAACCAAATATCAAGAACTTTAAGACTTTATTGGGACGATCAAGTTGATCTTGCTTCTGACCAAGAATATTTAATTAGATTAGTTAACTTTTTAGATGCAGTAAATGAGTCAGTAGAAGAAGAACAGGTGCTGTTTACCTGGAAGGGCAATGATGCAACCCCATCTTCTTTCTCTTCTGTTAGAGCACCAGACGTTACAGAAATCTTAGTTGAAGACAAGTCGGTCAGAACAGACGCTTATACCAGTATTCAGATTCTTGCTAAGAACCCAGAGTTCTTTGTTTCAGAAGTATACCCAGTAAATGGTGACTTTTATTTAGATAATGATTTTAATATGGGAAGAGCAGTTATAGTTTTTAATGCAAGGCCGGCATCAAACTATTTGAATAACACTTACTTTAAATGTCAAAGAAAAAAGATACAAAGAACACCTTCAAGATGGGAAACCATATCTACAGTAGTTCAGTTGCATTCTTGGAAGCCAGAAGTATTTATCGATTTCCCATCACTGCTGGATGCAACTCCAGCATATTATACCGAAGATAAAGAATACTTTGAAAGTGGATATAAATACAGGATTATAATATCTAAAGATATTGGTGTTTAGAAAATGGCTAATTTAGTTTATGGCAAAGCTAAAACCGGTCTTTTAACAGGATTAATAAATACTTCCGCATCCCAATATGCCTTGCTACTGGTTAATAAAAGCCTATATACAATCAATGCAGTAAGTGATGAATTTGTTTCAAACATTCCAGCCTTAGCTATAAAAGCAAGAACTGAAAATATTAGTGGAATAACAGTCAGCAACGGCGTGTTAGATGCAAATGATCTAACGATTCTACACAATGGAGCTGCCTTTGACGCAATCATCTGCTATCAAGTAGGTAGTACAGATGCTAGTTCAAGATTGTTTTTTTACATAGATTCTTCAACAGGTCTACCATACGAAGGTAGTAATTCTAGTTCTTCAATTACTATTGTGTGGAGTAATACCGTTAGCAAAATACTATCATTATAGGAAAAGTATGGCCACTCAATATCCAACATCTTTAGACAATTTTGTTAATCCAAGCTCAACTGACAGGCTTGATTCTGTAACTGTACCTCACCATAAACAGCATACAGACATTAACGACGCCGTAGAAGCCTTACAGACTGTTGTGGGATTAAACCCGGCAGGATCACACCTGACTGTTAAAGATAGAATAATTGCAGCTGAAACAAATATTTCAACTCAATCAGTTTTAAATGGTTTGACCGATGTTACTATAAATACAGTTGCTAGTGGACAAATTTTGCGTTATAACGGATCTCAGTGGATCAATTATGCGGAATCAGATCTTGTTGATGGAGGAAATTTTTAAATGTCTAATATTTTAAGAATTAAAAGAAGGGTAGCCAGTGGCGCAGCTGGTGCACCAAGCTCTTTAAAGAACGCAGAGTTAGCATTTAACGAAGCCGACAATACCCTTTACTATGGTTTTGGAGATGACGGTAGCGGCAATGCAAACAACATCCCAGCCATCGGCGGTATTGGTGCATTTGTTGCACTTAGCACTTCACAAACAATAACTGGAAATAAAACTTTTTCTGGAACTGTTGTTGTTTCAACACCAACATCTAATACACATGCATCAACAAAACTTTATGTTGACCAACAGGTAGCTATTGTCAGTAACATTGTTGCAAACGTTGCTACGGCATTTACAGTTTCGGGTGACTCTGGATCAAACCAAACAATTACTTCAGGCACTGATACACTAACGATTTCTGGTGGTACTGGCTTAAGTTCTATTGCAGGTGCGACTGATACAATTACAATAAACCTTGACAACACCACAGTAACTGGTGGCTCATATGGTGGTGCAGGAACTGTTGGAACTTTCACAGTTGACGCTCAGGGTCGCTTAACTGCAGCTGGAAATACAGCCATAGCAATAACAGCAAGTCAAGTTTCAGATTTTGATGAAGCTGCACAAGATGCAGTGAATTCCGCCGTAACAGCTGGAACTGGTATATCTAAATCATATAATGATGGATCCAATACGCTGACGATTACCAATAGTGGTGTTGTTAGCTTGACTGGGACTGCCAACGAAATAGCAGTTTCTGCATCAAATGGTTCAGTAACATTAAGTCTTGCATCTAACGTAACAATCCCTAATAACCTCACGGTAACTGGTGACTTGATTGTTCAGGGAAACACAACGACTTTAAACACAGCAACTCTTGTTGTTGAAGATAAAAATATTGTTCTTTCCAATGTTGCTACACCAACGGATGTATCCGCTGACGGTGCTGGTATCACAATCCTTGGTGCAACCAACAAGACACTGAACTGGGTTGATGGGACAGATGCTTGGACATCATCTGAGCACTTAGACTTAGCTGCTGGAAAAGTTCTAAAAATAGGAACATCTGAAGTATTATCAAATACAACATTAGCATCAAGTGTAGTAAACTCAAGTTTGACTTCAGTAGGCAACGTTACTGCTGGTACCTGGAGCGCAGGAACAATAGCTATTATATATGGTGGTACTGGAGCAACAACTGCGTCTGGTGCTAGAACTAATTTGGGACTAGCTATAGGATCTGACGTTCAAGCCTATGACGCAGAACTCACAGCAATAGCTGGCCTTACGTCAGCAGCTGACAAATTGCCGTACTTCACTGGAGCAAATACTGCAGATTTAGCCACGTTTACTACTTTTGGTAGAAGCTTGGTAGACGACGCAGATGCGTCAACGGCAAGAACAACTCTTGCTCTTGGAACTATTGCAACACAAAATTCAAACAACATTACAATTACAGGTGGATCTATTTCTAACTTGACGACATTCGATGGTATCACATTTGATGGTGGAACCTTCTAAATAAAAAGAAAGGTTTTATAGTGGCAACACCTAGCATCACCCAAGGGCAAATAGCACTTGATCCTATTAATAGAATATTTTATTACTTAGACGGTAACGGAACTTTAGTTAACTCGTCATTAAATTTATTACAACAATCAAATACCTCTATCACTACAGAAGAAAACTTAACAGTTAATAGCATAACAGTTCTTGGTAACACAACTGTTATTGATTCGACTATAACAACAATAAAAGATCCTATTATTACACTTGGTGGAAATACTGCACCAACAGTCGACGATAATAAAGATCGTGGTATTGAATTTCGCTGGTACGATAGCTCCCTGTCTACCCCAGCTGCCAAGCTTGGATTTTTTGGTTTTGATGATTCGTCTGGAAAATTTACTTTCATACCTGACGCTACAAACACTTCAGAAGTATTTAGTGGAACAATTGGCGAACTTGCCGCAAAGATAGATTGGGATAACCTTCTTAATAAGCCAACATTTGTTAATAGTATAACTGGAACAACAAATGAAATAGACGTAACTGCAACTACTGGTAATATTGTTATAAGCTTACCTGCAACAGGTGCTATGAATATTAGTGGTACAGCAGCTGGATGGACAACACCTAGAAAGATAACTCTAGGTGGAGATTTAGACGGAAATGTTATTATTGATGGTGGATCAAACGTAACACTAAATGCATCTATTATTGCAAACTCAGTTGCGCTTGGTACTGATACGACAGGTAATTATGTTGCATCTCTTATCGCTGGAACCGGCATAACACTTACTAATAACTCTGGTGAGCAAGCTCAACCAACAGTTGCTGTTACAACAAATACATATGATGCTTACGGTTCCGCAACAACAGCAGAAACAAATGCTGCATCTGACGCATCTATAAAAGCCGCAACAGCGTACACAAATGCAACAATATATGTTAATAATCAACTAGCTTCATTTGGCGTTGATAATTTATCCGATGTAACAATCAACACTTCACTAGCTAATAGCTATCTTAAATATAATGGTTCAGCTTGGGTCAATGATCAAATAGATCTTAGCACCGACACAAATGGAAACTATGTTCAGTCATTAGTTGCCGGCACTGGAATTTTAATAACTAATAATTCTGGAGAAGGAACAACTCCAACAATCCAGGCTAATATAACTTTAAACCAATTGCAAAATGCAAATATAACACTACCTGCTAATAACCAAATTTTAGCATATGACGTCAGTTCTAATACTTGGATAAATAAGTCAACAGCAGATCTGACCATACCAACTGGAGTACAGTACAGTGAAGTCATTGGTAATGGAGCAGATACCATATTCACGATCACTCACTTATTAACTACAAGTAATCCTTTTGTAGTTGTGTTAAAGAAAAACGCAAGTGATAAATTTGAAGTAGTTAACGCTTTATGGGAAATACATAGCAGTACACAAATAAAAGTATACTTCGAAACACCTCCCGCAACTGGAACAGCAAAAGTTATTGTTTTTGGTGACGTAGCAACTGCCTCTATTGCTATTACATCTTTAAGTCAACTACCAGACGTTCTAACATCTAGTGCTTCAGCAGGAGATGTACTTTATAGAGATGGATCTTATTGGGTATCTCACGCATTGCATCTGAATGATTTGGCAGATGTGCAAGGAACAAACTCAGCGGCTAATGGACAATTCTTGAAGTATAATGGATCAGCTTGGGTCAGCGCTAATATACCAACAATCAACACACTAGATGACGTTGGTGACGTAACAATTACTTCAGCAGCTTCTGGTGATATTCTTAAATGGAATGGTACTGCTTGGGTTAATGATTCAGCTCTTCTTGCAGCAAAAGCACCTCTATCTTCACCAACTTTTACCGGAACAGTTTCTGGTATTACAGCAACAATGATTGGCCTTGGTAATGTCAACAACACTGCAGATACAGCCAAACCAATTTCTACTGACCAACAAACTGCTCTTGACCTAAAAGCAACAATTGCATCACCAACCTTTACTGGCACGGTAACAATCCCTGCTGGTGCTTCTATTTCTGGTTTTGCAACACTTGCCTCACCGGCCTTAACGGGGATACCAACGGCTCCAACAGCAGCACTATCGACAGATACAACACAACTTGCCACTACCGCATTCGTTCGCGCAGAAGTAGCAAACCTTGTTAACAGTGCCGGTGCAACACTCGATACCCTTGGAGAGATTGCCACTGCACTTGGAAACGATGCTGCTCTATCAACAACTCTTACAAATAGTATTGCTCTTAAAGCACCGCTTGCATCACCAACATTTACTGGTACCGTAACCCTTCCTACAAATACGGTTACATCTTCAATGATTTTGGATGGGACTATTGTTGATATTGATATTAATTCTTCTGCGGCAATTTCATATAGTAAATTATCATTAAGCAACTCTATTACCACAACTGATCTGGTGTCTGGCCCAGCTAGAGCAGGATTTAATTCCATCCTAAATGAACAAACTGCAAGCTATACTTTACAGGCTACAGATTTAGCTAAATTGGTTACAATTGATTCCGCTTCTAATACAACAATAACTGTACCTAATATTTTATCTGATGGAGATAGAATAGATATTTTAAGAAAACATGCTACTGGTGAAGTAACTTTTGTTGGAGGATCCGGAGTTAACGTATATGGTACTCCCGGGTATCGTTTGCGTGCTCAGTGGTCAGGTGCTACACTAGTTAAGTTGGCTGCCAATACCTGGGTGGTAATGGGTGATCTAAAGGCTTAATTATGGCAATTCCAATAGGTAGTTCAGGCCGGTTCAAGAAAAAAAGCTAGACCCACTATAGCGGCACGGAACAGACAAAGATGCAGCCAATACAGCAATTACTGATGCTGGCTTTGTTGTTGGAACTGTAAGTACAACTCCTGGCAACGGAGCTGCTGTATTAAACACCTTAAGTTCAGAAGTAAGTGATTCTACTGTTGTTCCATTTGGAACAGTGATAAATTATACTATTCACAGTCCTTATTTCCCACCATTCTTTCCACCGTTTTTCCCACCAAACTTCTGTGTTTGCGATGGAGTCCTAAGAAGACAATATGGTCAATTCTCTCATCTTGACCCAGCTGGCTATGGCTGGACTTGTGATGGAACTGCAAGCTATGAGTATTACACAGCTGGAACATGTGTTGGCTGCCCTGGTGAAGGCGGCTACAATGGAGCATTCAGAGAGGGCGTCTGTGGATACGTAACCCCACCAGTTACCCCACCAGTTACCCCACCAGTTACCCCACCAGTTACACCACCAGTTACCCCACCAGTTACACCACCAGTTACCCCACCAGT